TTTCAGCACGCTTGGGGTCAATGCGCCAGTGTCAGGGGTCGCAACCCAGAAAACCGGCAGGAAATGCATCCGCAGCGAGCCGTCGGTCATTGAGTTTGCGGTGAACCGGCCACCAGATGCGCGATTCATTTGATACCAAGTGCCGTTGATGTACGCAGAGCAATAAGACGACTGTGTTGCTCCTGACAACCCGTTGGCAGATTGAACGGGGTTTCCAAATGAAATTAAGTTGACACCACTGCCTCCAGGTGCATACGAAGATGGGTCAGCCTCAAGGACGTAGATTGGATTGCCGGCATCGTTTCTGATGCCTTGAACGCACAAACCCTCGTAAACAGTCGCCCCGCCAATAGCGGCGCGGAGGATCGGGCCGACATGCACCATGTATACATGGCCGCTGTTGTCTACTTGACTATGCAAGAAAAGCTGACCGTCGTCGCTGCAAAACGCCCGCATCCTGTGAACAGGCATACTTGTATTGTTGCAAACTGCTACGCCCCGCCCCCGGCTATTAGCTGCGCTCCACGGATTGCCAGCAATCCAGCTAGTTGGAGTATCGGTAGTCGCAGTCGGGTCATAGCAAACTAGCATCGTCCCCGTTGCGCTTGCCCAACCCCCAGCGCCGATAACGGACGCTGCGCTTGCCGTAGCGCCGCCAAAGAACGTCACCCGTCCGGGGCTGTTGTCCTTGCGCTTAAGCGTCAACTGAAAAGGCGAGACGGCGGAATAACTGGCAACCGTCCAACGAAAAGCAGCGCCCTCGTTTGAGCAATCGGTAAAAAAGGTATTCAACTGATCCAGCAACAGCGGCACCGTGCTCAGCGCGGTTGCCGTTGTCCTGATCGTTGTTGCTCTGTACCAACTAGGCATATCTGTCTCGCTATCGGATGAAACTCACAATATCGCCACAAAACACAGGGTCTTGATTTGCGCCCACGTTGTAAACATCGTCTTTCATGATCCCCTGAATCTCAATCCACTGCCCGTCATCGCGCAGGAATCGAGTCCCCGTGATTGTCTGCGGCGGCGGCACAAGGCCAGGGGATAGCGCGGTAAATTGCGATATCTGCCGCCATGCGCTGTTTTGCCTTGCGTAAATAATGCCGTTGTTCGGCGCGTCGGAAATGCCTGACGATTCTTGCAGTTGCAGGATGTACCGATACCACAGGGAGTTGATTGGCAAGGCATCGGCCTCGCCCCCTTCGCCTGCAATCGGCGTTGTCATCGGCGGGATTCGTGAGGTCATTTTGCGTCACGCCAGATCAAGGTACGCGCCGGAAATTGGCCGGTAGACCTGCGCCGACATGCTGAGTTCAATCACAATGTCCCGCGCCCTGCCCAATCGCTTGAAATGCACGGATTCAAGATAGTTGCCAAGCTCCCCAATCGGCGCAGTCCGTTGCGCTGACCATCGCTGCCCGCCGTCCTTGCTGACGCGCATCATGACCTGCGGGTTTACGTCCTCGTCGTTTCCACTCGCAAGTCCTACACCGGGCTGGAAAATGAATTCGGCACCGGCAACCGTCACGTATTCGGCTTTGTTGGCAATGTGCGGCGAGACACGCTTGCAGATCATGTCCACGCCGTTTTCGCTGTAAATGTCCGTTGAAAGCTGCGCGATATTCGGGCCGCGCGAGTCTCCAATCAGGTTGATTCCGGCAAAGTAGGCATGGCACCGCGCCCGCCATGAACTCTCAACGTAGCTGATCGGCGCTACTTGGTCAGGCTGACTCGGGTCAGGAACAAGGGAGGATCGTTCGTGCCACAGTTGCGTCGCCAGATCGTAGACCCAAGTCTTTCCAGCGGTCGGGAAAGACAGCACGTAGAACAGATGCCCATGCTGCTGATACGTCAGCGCATAAGCGTCGTTTGTCGTGACGTAACCGGCAATTTCCTGCTCGATTGCGTGCGTCGAAACGCGCTTGCTTTGCAGTCCACGGGCTTGCATGACCACTGACCCGCCGTTCGTGTCCTGCGCAAGCCACAGCAGCGCTTGGCCAATCACAGCGGCCGATAGCGGGGCGGCAGTGCCGTATGGTATGTAAGTCCCTTGGATGCGGTCGAATGTGTCTTCGCCGCCGGTCGTTGCCCAGATTTCCGTCGATTGCGAGCCAATCAGGTAAAGCTCGCGCTCCACGGTAATCGCCCGCTGTAGCTTGTCGTTCAGGTTCTCGGCAGAGGCAAAGTCCAGCGCATTCCACGTTGACGGATCAAACGGAGATGACCAGTAAAACTGATCGCTGTTCGGGCCGTGCGCAATGAAATACCCGTCTAGAGCGGTGCAGCTTTGCGGGTTGCCAGGGAATGCCGCATCTGTAATCGTGTTCAGCGTCGGCACTGCGGCGGTGCGGTCGAACCAGAATCCTTGATTCCCGTTCACCATCATTACACGGTCGCCAGCCTGCGCCACAATCGCGTATGCGCTGCCTGTCGTTCCAACTTGCACCGGGTTGACGAATGCGCCGTTTTGAATGTCCGGCACAAGGTGAACAGAATCGGCAGTAACGATGACCAGACCGCTAGGGGTCGGCTCCATTGCCAACACGGGCGAAGATCCCCTAGACCCGATGGTCGTGTGACCTGGGGCCGGATAGTAGACCAGCCCCTTTTCCGGATCGCCCTCTGGGTACTGATTAACGGCCCGCTGTGTGCTGGCTTTCCAGCTTGCCGCAGCGTATGCGGGGCCGATAAATCCCTCAAACGGCACGCGCATTAAAAGTCCCCGGAAACGTAGCGATAGTAAGGCGCAGGCGTATTCTGCTGCACTCCCATGAACTCGCACCCGATACGCGGGTCTGGCAGGTTGTTTTGCTGGATGTTCGCCCGTGCCCTTGCGGCCATGCGCACAAGGCTCGCAGATGGTTCCTTGCCGTACTCGGGTGACAGCAATTCAGCCATAGACAGCACAATAGCTTGCTCATACCCCGGCGGAAGCGTCACAGACGAATTCAGGTCGGCAAACTCGGAGAGCGTGACCCAGCAGCCTAAATGCAGCACCAGGTTGGCCGAAGGATGCTCCCACAGTCGAATTGTGCCGAGAGGGAATGCGGGCCTGTAGTACAAAACGGAAGGGAAGTTGTCGCCCTGATTTTTTAGCGTGATTGCAGCAAAAACCTGATCCGGAACAATTTCCATCGGCCGATCATAGTTTTGCGAGTCCCGCGTGTATGCCCATTCAATCCTGACTGGGCGGTCTGTGTTAATTGTTCCGCCCGGCCCGATGGTGTACGTGCCAACACCAGCGGTAAGCGCGTGCGTATGTTGCAGAATTTCGTAGGCAAAAAGACGCTCCGCCTGCCAAGCGTCCATCATCTGATTTAGCGTCAGCAGTGCGTCGGCTGCGTCATTGCCCTCCATCACATCGGAAGCCCCGAGGATGGTTGCAGTCCGCATTGCGCGGGTAAGGATTTCTCGTACAGTGCGCGGCATTCCTGATCCCTAAGAAAAAACGGGGGCGCGAAGCCCCCGTAAACTTCCAGCTACCAAGAAAGACTTAGCCCGTGGTGCCGATCCGGCAGGCCAGCTCGGGGTAGGTCGCGGCCCAGCCGAACAGAACGTCAAGACGCATGTTGCTGACGTCGTTGGCACCGTCGTAGTACTCCGTCACCTTGACCGTGAAACCTTGGTCCGACTCTTGCGAGACCTTGGCGTTCTGGTCTTGCGGCACGAACATCGGCACCATCGCCAGCGTGAAGGCATCCTCATGGAAAGCAACGGAGGTATCGTAGCTGACCGATGCGTTGCCAACAATCACATACGGCGAGCCGTTAGTGGGCGAGGCGGTGCAGTTCTGGAATGCGCCGGTCGGGGTCACAGCGGGGCTGATCGAAATCGAGGTCGCGCTGACGAGGGCATCAGCAGTAACAACGAATTGCTTCAGTCGGCCGGTTGAGGCGCGAGTCTGCGGGTTGACATCGAACACGCCCGGCAGGGTGATGACCGTACCAGCCGTCAGCGTGCCGCCCGTAATCGCAACCACGGTAATCGTGGAGCCTGTCTGAGATGCGCCCGAGATATTCGTCGCGGTCGCGGCACCGTTAGTCTGGCGGGCGACGTTCTGATCCATGCCGACGTTAAATCCCAGCGAGTCCACCATCATGCCTACGCCGTACTGCTTTCCGATGGTCGAGGCGTTGTTAAACAGACCCGCCAAACCTTGCACCATCGAGGCATTGAGACCCGAGGAAAGCACCAGATTGCGACGGCCGTCACGCGGGGCAGCGTTGTCATCCAGAATCCGACCGGCTTGCGTGGCAAGGGCCAGAGCTTCAGCTTGCGTCGAGGGCTGAACCATCGTAGTCGTATTGACCGACACTTGATTGGCGACGGCACTTTCAGCCAGCGCGAGGCCTTGGCGGTCGATTTCGTTCGCCACGGTGGCCACAGCGGCCTGAAGGGCCTTTTGCAGATCGGGGTTGCTGATGCTGACCGACCGCTCGATCAGCGGAAAGTTGATATCGCAGCCGCCCTGATTCAGCGTCAGCGGAACCGTGTTGAAAACGGTCGCTTGCGGGCTGGCAACGCGGCCCGAACGGTAGGTGTAGCGCGGCGGGCGCTTGATGTTGATCGTTTGGCCAGTGGCATAGCCGCGAGCCATGTTAGAGCCGTACTCGCTTTGCCACGAGCGATTGACGCCCTTGGAAAAGGTCAGCATGTTCTTGAGGATCGCCAAGCACTCTTTGGCGACCAGTGAGGTAGTTGCGAGGGTGTTCGACATGATTGCTCCGCAGGGTATGGGTTAACGTCCAGCCCACCATGCGCCTTGCTTTTTGCGCATCGCCTCGTATTGAGCCTGTGACATGGTGCCAAGATCATCCGAAGATGCTTTGCCACCGCCGATAGGCTCAATCGGTGCGGGCGCTTTGCTGGGGCGCTTGACCGGCTCTTTGTTCGATTCCAAACGCGCCTCGATCTTGCCGAGTTCGCGCACTTGAGCGGCGGGATTCATGCGGGCGATCTTCTCCGCAAGGTCAGGATTCTTGCCGAGGTAGTAAGCAACGTCCGGCCCCATATCGGAGTCCTTGATTGCTTCCGCCATGATCGGAGTGATCGTCAGATCGTCCGACATGGTTACTTCGGCAAAGTCATCGTATTTCTTCGCGGCTTGTTTCTGCCGGTTGATCCACGATTCCTCACGCTCACGAATTGATGCCTCTTGGCGTGCCCGTTCCGCTCGCACTTCAACTTCTTGCAGCTTTGCCGCCACCTGGTAATCGGCTTTCGCCTCCAGATAGGCTTCGTAGCTGTCGAAGTTCTCACGCTGCGGCGGGCCTGAAGGCCTCTCCACCTTCGGTGCATCGCCCGCTAGGGTTCGCTCCATCAGGTTTAGCAACCGCTCATTGACGCGCGCCAGGTCTCGGGCTTGATTCCGATACTCCAGCGCACGCTCGCCTAATCCACGCTTGCGCTTCCCATCGTCACGCGGCTCCGCGTCTTCGACGCCCTGCTCTTCGCTTTGATGTTCGTCGCTGGCCTGCTCTTGGCCTGCCGTTTTAACCTGTTCGGCTTCAGGTGCGGGTAGCGACTCCGCTTCGTTCCCCTGCGAGGGCACGCTGGTTTCGTTCGTCATTTTGCCTACGGCATGAATGAGATGCGCCGAAAGTAGACGGAAACCAGCGGGAGCGGTGGCGGTTTATCGCCCTATTGCAGATAGTCCACGAACATGCGGATTGCCTGCTGCACTTCTTCTTCGTCCTGTTCCAGCATCCGCTGCGCTTCAATGCGCTGTAGCTCTAGCCGCGCTTCTTCTTGTGCGATAGCTAGCAGTGACGAAAGCAGGTCATATGCCCGTAGTTGTTCGTCAACCAGCGATTGCAAGGCGGCAGGCTCAATATCCGGCTGCGCCTGGACGATTGACCGCGCCGCTTCTCGAACCACTGCCGGAGTCGGCTTTTCCTCCAACTCCTCGCGGATATCCACCCATCGGCGGGCGAAGTTCGGAACATTGGTGACATAGCTTCCAGATCCACCTTGTGGCGTGATAGCCGGAATAATTCCTGCGGGCTGATTGAACAGCAGCAGCAGCATTTGACTACACCAGCGTGGTCAGTTGCGCCAGCGTTGCTTGCGTTTCGGCCAGATCGGTGTCGATGCGCGTCACGGCGTCAACGTCTCCAACCCTCTCGGCATTAATTCGCTGCTCGCCAAGGTGCGCAATGCGGCGCTGCGCCATTTGAATAAGCTGATTGACTGTCATTGCTGCACCTTATGAGAAAAACAGATCGCCGACGATGTCGTTCAGGCCGACAGCGGCAGTGTCCGCATCGGCCGCGCCCGTGACCGTGGTCAGCCCGATGCCCGTCGCAAACGCAATGCCGCCTTCGAGATTGAACGTGTTGAACCCATTGGGCGGAATCGCAATCGTCCGCACAACGCCAGTGCCCGCCGTGGGAGTTGTGGTCTGGTTGTGCAACTTGACGTACCGCCAAGCCGCGTTTGTGTTTCCAAAACTCCAACCGACCACGCGGCCGGGAGACCCTTTGACAATCGTCGCATTCGTTGTGGCTGCGCTGACAAGGTGCGTGCCGCTGGCCGCTCCGGTCGCGTTGGCGCGGTACTGCTGGCCAACGTCACCGATGGCGGCCGTGCTTGCAACCAGTGCGGGCTGCGAGAAAAACACAAACAGCGGAGCCTGCGCGCCCATCGGGCGCACACCAGCGATGTAGGTCGGGACGTTGACAATATCCTCGACCGAGATAAAGCCCACAGTCCAGGTTGTCGTGCTGGTTGGCGCGGTCGTGCCGTTGAAGCTCCACAAGTAGAAATACAACTCTACGTCATCGTCCGGGACGTTTTCAATTCTGCTGGCGCGCAGCGTGACACTCGGCGCAGTGCCGGATGCAACAAGCGTATCTGACCAGTTGATATTTCGGCCGTCCGCGTAGACCTGCATGACGTGGCCGGGCGATGCCGTCGTGTTGATCGTCGCGGTGGTATCGCCAGAGTTCCAGCCACGGCGCTGCGCGTCAACGCCTGCGCTCGTCGCGGTCGTGCCCGAGTAGAGCGTGCGGATGTAATTCCAGCCGAACAGATCAACCGTGCAGCTACCGCTTGCAGGCCAGCCCGCGACGGTAAACGTCACGTTGTTACCCGACACCGAAGCGATTGCGTAGCGACCGGGCACGCCGTTCGCGCCGTTGATTGCGCCGACAAAAATCGACTGCCCAACGTTGTCGGCGGTGAATGGGCTACCCGGAATCGTGACCGTGATCGACGTTGCCGAGTTGATCGTGCAGCTCAGGCCCTCGCCAATACGGTCGGCCAGCATCGCCACGAAGTTCTGGTTCGCAATCCGCTGCGACAGGATTGTCTTTGCGCGGGCGATGAACGCGCCTCGGAACGACTGAACACTTCGCGCTAAAAATTCGCTGTTGGCTGTAATGCCCGTGGTAACTAACAGGTTGCTCGATCCCTGCGTTACACCGTGGCCAGTGCCCAGCAGTCGCTGCGTAAGCTCGGGCGCAAGCAGGCTTGATCCGGAAGCGGCAAAGCCAACCGACCAGATATCGCACGGCGCTTGCCGGACAACCGCGCCACCGTCACCGACCAGCGGGTTATCCGTCCGCACACGCATGTGCGTGGTCGAATCGGCCTGCCCATCGGAAACTTTGATGCGCTGGTACTGCTGACCGCCGATATCGTCGGTCGCAACAGACTCTCCTGTTCCCGGGAGAATGACGTTATCAGCCATTTGTCGGCCTCATCACGAATTGTTGTGCGCGTCCGTCCGGCCCACGCAGAATGTCAACCGCAACAGGCGCCTTGTTTTGCACCGCAGTCGCAAGCTGCGCAATCGCGTCTTGCATTCCTTGCTGCTGCTCCAAAAGCTGCGCCAGCATGATTTCCTCGGGTTCCGGGCCTTCGTCTTCGCTTCCAAGCTCGGGCATCTCGACATTCATCCGGTCGGCAAGCGTCGCCATCAGCTTCTTGACCGTCTCGATATCCGCGCCGGTCTGCTCACGCAATGCCTGGGCTTTCGCCACTTCGGCCTCGATGCGAGCGACTTCAATGCTTGCGTCCGCCTTGTACCGCTCGGTTTCGGCCTTGATGATCTCTGCGTTCGTCTTATCCATCGTCTGCGCTTGCTCGGTCTGTTGCTTGACCTGAGCCTCTTGCAGTTGGCCCTCAAGCTGCTGGACGATCTGCGCCGCTTGCTGTAGCGCCTGCTCGCGTTCCTGCAACGCGCCTTCAAGCTGCTGCATCGCCGCTTGCATTTGACCCATCATCGCTTCGGGGTCGGCCTCATCGTCGTTTCCGCCCTTGATCTCCGGCGGGACGGTCTTGGCTAGGCGATCCGCAATGGCTTGCGCGTTCGGCCAATTCTGACCGCGAACGTACAAGTCACCGATTACCGTCCACAGGTTCGGATTGCCCTGTAGAAGCTGCGTCATGGCCTCCGTAGACTCGGCGCGGAGCGTGCCGAAAGACGGGCCGACGGAGACCGCAACGTCATAGCGGCCCACGTTCAGATTGTAAATGCGCTTGATTGCGCCGGTTTCGTCCTGCACCTTGCGCACAGCTTCGGGTTGCTCGGGGTCGTGCATGACCACGGACGGCGATTCATCATCGCCCAAGACCCGCAAAACGCGCTTTGTGTCGTAGATGCGCGGAATCAGGTCAACCAGGATTCTGCCGGTGTGCAAAATGCCGCGACTCAGGTTGTCGAGGTAGTGATAGGTCGCCGTATCGCCCTCGCGCTGGCGGGCCATAATGGCGCGGCCGCTGGTCTCGTTCGATGCGGCACCGAAGTTGGCAGCATGTTGGCCGGTGATCCACTGCAAATCTTGCGCAGCCGCTTGCATCGCTTGCACGTTGCCGGTCGGCACCTGGGGCGCGGGTTGCCGCTGCGGGGCTGGCAGGAATTGGCCGTTTAGCTCGACAGGCTCATATTCCAGATACGCCGGATTCGTGGCATTGGCACGCGCCCAACGTTGCTCAACACCTTTGAATTGCCCCTTCGCGCCTATGTAAGGGGCCGTCTTTTGCAGCGACAGCATTTCCACCATCGTGGAAACCTGATAGTTATACATGCGCTGCGCATCGTATGCGCGTTGCGTCAGTCCGGTGTAAAGAATCTTCCCATCGACGACGGTTTCATTGCCAACGATCCGAACCAAAGGTATCCACCGACCAGGCCAGACCCGAGAATCGGCAACGCTTGCCCCGGCAATCTTGAACCATTGCACTTCGCGCCGCTTGCTGGGTCGCTGGTCAATCACTTCGGCCGGGTTGCGCTCAGACTTGGCAAATTCCTGCTCGTCCATGACCGAACCATCGGCCAGCAGGAAAAGGCGCGTCTTGCGCATGATTACGCGGTAATACTCGGCGCAACGAACACTGTCAGGATTCCACCAGCCCAAGTCGTCAGACTGGCCCGCCCAATCGTCCGGATTGATATCCGGATACAACTCCTTGAACGTCTCGCGGTCTACGGAGTCTTCAACAAACGCGTACATTGCGTCCGAGGCATCCATCTCGCGGGCGTTCGGGTCAAACGTGACGGAGATCGGGTCGAGGATGCGCTTTAGCCGAATGTCCTGCTCGAATGCGTTTTCATCGGCGTACTCTGTCAGCACCCGCCAAACGCCCATGCCTGCGGCAACCTGGGTAAAGCTGGCCGTCTCGTAGACCATCGGCGCATTGCTCAAATGCTCGATGTTCCGAATGACCCCATTCAGAATCTCGGCGGTCTTAACGTCGGCCTTATCGTCTACGGGATTGCATTTGATCGCGGGCTTTGACTGCCGCTGATCGTTGACAATCTGATTGATGTGCGTGCCAAGCCTGTCCATCGTCAGGCAAGGCCGGTTTTGCGACTCTCTGTCCCGCTTTAGCCGGTCATCCCATTGATTCCCGGCAGCAAACCGCATTGCCTCGCGGAAGCTTTCGCGGTTCTTGGATGCGGCGTCAGACGCCACGCGATAGCGCTTACGCGCCTCGGCAACGATATCAGCGTCTTTGACGCCTTGCGGGCGACCGGTGTATTCAATCATCCCGACTTAATAGCGCGATTCTTGGGACTGGCGTGGCGGTTTATCGCCTACAGACAATTAGCCGCTTGCCATACGGGCTTTGGGTCTTTCTGGTGGCACACAATCCGCGCGTGCAGGCTGATTAGCTGCGCCCCGGCCGGATACAGCGGCGTCCCGCCAGCGTTGAACCAGTGCCGCACCGTACTTCTCGGCACGTTCAAGTGAGCGGCCACCTTTGACGGCCCCCATCCGTGCCTGCGGAGGTCTAGCCCGATTTCAGCCCACATTGTTACGCTGCCATCCATCCCGAACCCCCATACATTGCGCTGTAGTCGGTTTCGTCCTCGGTTTTGTCATCATCTTGCGGTTTTGTCATGCCTGGGAATAGCTCAGTCAGCGCCCAAACCGCAGCATCTGCCCTGTTCGGTGATCCGGTGCCGGTGTAGCCAAACGTCGAGAAGCCGCAAAGCTCCTCCTCCAACTCCGGGAATAGGCCAACGTGGCGCACCTTGCCCTGCTCATAAAGCGCGCTTACAGGCTCGGCACGGACAACCTTACCGCGCGAGGCTGTCACCTTCTTGAACGGCGTCCGTGGGCGGGCGGTCTGGATCGTGTGCCGCACCATGTCGCCGCCGAAATTGCCCTCACCGACTACGCAGTCAGCCCGGTGGCGGTCAAATGCCGATGTTGCGACCCGTCCCCATGACGCAGGCCCAGCTTTGATTGTGCAGTCTTCGAGGATGTACGCATTGCCGTCCGTGCCTAGAGCGGCCACCACGATCCCGATAGCGTCGTTGTCGGCGTTGTCTCTGTCGCCAGCGCCGGACGGATCAACCGCCACCACCACGCGCACGAAATCCGGCAAGCGGCCGTCCAAGACGCGCCACTTCTCGATATCCTCGTCGTGGAAAAGCGCAGACGGGTTTGCGTCCGCCCATTCACCGCGCAGGAATCGCTTTTGCTGGCGCTGGCTCATTCCCCGTAGTGTGTCTATGTACGCGGCAGACAGGTTTGCTGCGTTGTCCTCGGGGTTTAGCCGAAACCAGGCGTAATCGTCGGGATGATTAAGCGCGATCTTTGTTTCCGGGTCGCGCTTCTCGTGGAACAGGCGATAAGCCCAGTGGTTTTTGTTCGTCGGATTCAGGTCATAGTAAAAACGCAGCGGCAGCGGCTTGCGCGTTCCGGCCACTTCCTGATCGACTTTTTGCGCCAAACGGGTCAGCGCCATATCGCGGGATTGCCACGGGATTTGCGAAACCTCGTTCAAGTACAGCGTCGAGAATTCCTGCCCTAGAACCTTTTCCGTGCGGTCTTTGTCATCCAGCCCGCCGAACCAGATTTGTGAGCCATTCGGGAATGAGGCAAACCAGTCCGTGCGGTTGATTTCCGCCTTGACCTGGGGGAAACACGTTTCCATCACTTTCGGGAACGTGTCCGAGATGATCGAGGCTTTGATGTGATTGAACCGGAAACGAAAGATTGCGTGGCGCGATTTCTGGGCTTTGATCGCCCGCATACAAACGGCGCGGGTCAGCAAAAACGTCTTGCCGGATCGACTGCCGCCCTCCAACAGAATGTGCGTAGAGTTTCCCGCGAGGATCGACTGCGCTTCCTGCTGGCGGGCCGTCAAGCTCACAGCGACTCATCCCCGTTCGCCGCTTGCACGATGATCGCACCGCCGTCCTTGCCTGTGTGCTCAGTACGCGCCAGCTTGGGGACGTGGTATTCGAGGATTTCTTGCACGCACTTGAACGCCACCAGCGGCCCGTGTTTCGGGTCTTCGGCAATCTCGTCTAGCCACCCCTGGAGCCGTTCCACGTTGCCGTCAACGAACCGTGCGATTGACTCTCGCGCGGCCACTGTGCTTTTGTTCGGCACGCCTTTAATTCGACCCGGCCCCGGCAAACCCTCGCCAATTCGTTTCTGTTGCGTTTTTGTAACGCTTTCCTCAGTATTTTCACTCATCGCGGTTGCCTCACCATGATTACGTGCGCGGTTCC